ATATACCCAAAAGTTCAGTTATTGTTCCTACAGAAATTTATGGATGGAATGGCACTCCAAATGAAGGTGATCGTGCAACCTCACAAGAAATTGCTGAAAGAGTTTTAGATGTTGACAATTCATTACTTATACAATATGGTATTAAAGCTACCCCTGGTCCAGCAGATACATCCATTTGGGATGTAAGAGATGGAACTTCTATTGCAAATAATTTATCAACTCATGGATGTCGTTGGACAAGAGCATATAAAGGATCTGGTTCAAGAGTAGCTGGATGGGCTTTGATTAGACAAATGTTGGGAGCTGCAAAAAGGCGTAGTTTAGAAACACCACATCTTTATTTTTTTGAACAAGCAGTACATCATATTAGAACAATCCCACTAATGCAACGGGATAAATTAAAACCAGAAGATATTGATACGGATGGGGAAGACCACCTCTGCGATTCCCTACGGTACCTTCTGGCCAGAAAACTGACTACTATGAAGCGTAAAGCAGTGAGAACTTGATTCTCTTAGATATTTATTGTATGATGAATAAACTTTAAAATTAAGGAGTTCATTATGCGTAAAATTAAAAGGGTTCTTGTTCTTTCAGAAACACAACAAAAATTTAATGGTGTAGTTTATTATAAATGTAAAAATTATTATCAAAAAGATGGGAAACGCCTTCATAGAGTTGTTTATGAATATCATAAAGGTATAATTCCAAAAGGGTTTGACATTCATCATAAAAAGGATACTGATCATAACCAAATATTTAATTTGCAAAAATTACCGCAAAGTGCACATAGAGCAAAGCATATGAAAAAAAGACATCTTATTCCAACTAAAGCTTGTATTGATAGCGCAAAGAAATGGCATCAAAGTGAAGAAGGTGTGCAATGGCATAAAGAGCATTTTGAAAGAACAAAAGATATTTTTTTGGATACTTATAATAGAAAATGTGCTAATTGTGATAAAAAAGTAATTAGTAGAAGAAAAAAAGCAAATGTTTTCTGTTCTAATAAATGCAAAACTCAATTCAGAAAAAAATCAGGAATTGATGATGTCGAAAGAGTTTGTATCATTTGTTCTAATGTATTCATAATTAATAAGTATTCATCAAGGCAAACTTGTTCGAGTAAATGTTCATCAAAATTACGTTCTCAGAATAATAAAAATCAACATAGTAAGAATTAACAACAATGAAAAGAAAAAAGGTAGGAACTTGATATGGCAAAAGTAGATCCTTATTTAGCACAAGAACAACAATGGCAAAAAGAATCTGATGCTCGTACATTGGCTGAAGCAGAAGCAATTAGGGCAAAACCCTCCAGATTGAAAGGTGCTCAAAGTGCCGCTAAAAAGATGGCAAAAGAAGCAGAAATACAGGCACAATCAATGAAAAAGGTTGCTGCCACTAAATCAAAAACAGCCTCAAAAACAGTTCCAAAAAGAACTGCATCAAATAAAGGGGGCACAGCTACAGTAAACAGTAATACAAAAACTCCTTACAAAAGGAAATAATCAATGGACATTCCAAAAACAGTTCATTCAAGTTCGGTTAGTACAGAACATGCTGATTATGTGAAATTTAAAAAATCATGGGTGCGTGTTCGTGATTGTATGGAAGGTGAAGATGCAATTAAGAATAAATCAGAAACTTATCTTCCTCGTCCATCTGGTATGTCTGGAGAATATGCTGATGCATATGAACCTTATAAAGAAAGGGCCCATTTTCCATTAATCACTTCTTATGCGTTGCAGGGGGCTTTGGGTATTGTTATCACAAAACTTCCTGAATTTAATGTTCCTAAACAATTGGAATATATTATTAAAACAGCAACAAAAGATGGTAGGTCGTTGCAGCAGTTATTTTTGGATATGATCATTGAGATATTTCAAACAGGCAGATCACCACTTCTTGTTGATATTGTTTCTGCTAAAAATGAATTTCGTTTTGTTCAGTATAAAGCAGAAGATTTTATCAATTGGAAAACTGCGTTGGTAGAAGATGAGAAAAATCTTATTCTTGGTGTTTTGAAAGAAGCAAGACCTTCAAGCAATGATATTTTTTCTCATGACACAGAAGATGTGTATCGAGTTCTTAATCTAAATGAAAATGGTGACTATTTCACCACATTGTATACTGATGATGGGATAGACTATGATTCAGAGATTGTTCCTACGTTTAGAGGAAAAACTATAAAAGAAATTCCATTATTTCTTGCAGGATCAATCAACAACTCTTTTGATATGCAACCAATTCCTTTGATTTCAGTTGCAAATTGTTCTATTCAAATTTATAGAAAAGAAGCGGATTTGGCAAATTCAGAATACTTATCATGCAATCCCACTTTATGTATTGTTGGTGCATCAAATGATGAAGGATTGCCAAATGTGGTTGGCTCATCTGTCATGATAGTATTGCCTAATGAGCAAGCAAGAATCTTTTATACTGTTACTGATACAGCAGCTCTAACACACGTTAAGACTCATATCAGTGACCTCTATGATGAGGCAATACGTCACGGGGTTGCAATTCTTGACGCTCGCAAAGGAGTCGAGGCAGCAGAGTCATTAAGAATCAGGCAATCCACTCAGTCCGCTTCTATTTATTCTGTATTTCTTGCAGCAATGAATGCAATCAAGCAGGGCTTAACAGCAATGTGTACTTGGGGTGGATTTGATGATAAAGAAGTTATTCTTGATGCTCCTTCTTCATTGACTCAAGGTATTCCAGATTCGTCTGTATTGAAAGAAATTATTGAAGGTTATGGAAAAGAGGTTGTGCCTCTTCCAGTTATTCATCGTTATCTTATTTATTCAGGATTATTAGACCAAACTGTGGGTTTCGAGGATTATGTTTTGTTGCTCAATGCAAGCAAACCTACTGTTGTGGAAGATGACAAATCAAAGGAACCTGTTAAAAAAGATGAAGATGGTAATGTAATACAACAAAAAGAAGTTGCTTCAAAGCCTACTACAGTGAAATCAGAATCTTTGATTAAAACTGCGGAAGGCCCGGAAGATCAAAATTAACGGGGGTTTGTGACCCTTTAACTGGAAGTCTGAGGCTTCCCAAATTAGGAGATTAAAAGATTATGGCTGACTTCAATTTTATCGAGGATGAGGAACTGAGAGCAAAGGCAGAAGATGCCCACAAGATTGACTTGGACGAATTGACTGTGAATTTATCAAATGCAGCTAAAAAGCAAGTTGAAGAAGCTGTATCCGGTCTTAAAGCAAAAAATTCTGAAATTCTTGATGAGAAAAAAGCCCTTCAAGATATTGTAAAGAAGTTTGATGGAATTGATATCAAACAGGTAAAAGTGGCTACTGAATTTTACGAAAAAAATAAAGATGCTGAATTTCTGAAAGATGGAACTGTTGAGGAGTTAATTGAAAAAAAGACTTCCTTGTTGACATCTGATTTTGAGGCACAGATTAATGAACTTAACAGCAAACTTAGTGAGGCTGTAAAACATGGATCTACCTATCAATCCCTTTTTGAATCAAAGGTTATTGATGATGGTCTTAGGGCTGAAGCAGTCAAACAGGGGGTAAGACCAGAGGCAGTTGAAGATATTATATTGAGGGGTCGTGGAATTTTTTCTCTTGATGAGAAGAAGCAGATTGAAGCCCGTGATTCTGATGGAAAACTTGCCGTCACAGAGGATAAAAAAGTTCTGAATGTGAAGAATTGGATTACCGCACTGAAAGATACATCCCCGCATTATTGGCCAGATTCAAGAGGTGCTGGTGCTCGTGGTGGTTCCGGCGGCAATGATTCTGACTATGAGGTCAAGCTTGCAGAACTTGCTTCTGCTGGTAAAATGGCTGAATATCGAGCTTTGCGTGATAAGCACAAAAAAGGTAAATAATTTGCAGACTGTATGATTGTGGTAAAAATAAATTCACAAGTAATAAATAATACTTGACAAATGAATATTTTTTGTTTATTGTAAACCTATACTGGTGTTTCTGGGAAACACCAAAATTAAGCTAGAAGCCTTGGGGGTTATTAAATCACTTATTTTGAGAATAGTGATTTGCTAACCCCCTTTTTTGTCTAAAAATAATTAATAATTAAGGAGACGTAACAAATGTCAAACATATGGGAACACCCATCCGTGATTGCAATGGAGGCCCTTACTCACCTGGAAGACGCCCTTGTAATTGCCCCTCTTTGTGCCAAAGACAAAACAAGTGATTTTACCAATAAAGCCAATGGCTGGAAAGTTGGTGATTCGGTTTCTTTTAGAACACATGGTGAATATGAAGTTGATGAGTTTACTTCCACAATCAGTACACAGTCCATTGGAACTTCCACTCGTCCCATGACCATCGAAAAGCATTTCGATATTTCTGTTGAAGTTGGTGCCAGAGAATATGCTCTGGATCTGGATTCCTTTGTTGAGCAGGTCATTCAGCCCGCAACGTATAAGTTGGCTGAAAAAGTTGATGCTTATATTGGAACCAAACTGCTTCATGCTGCCGGAGGTTATTACAGTACAGCCCTTTTTGAAACCGCTGCTGACATCGCCCTTGCTCGTAAAAGTGCAACTCTTCAGCAGCTTGCCATGAATCGTTTCTGTCTTGTTGATTTGGATATTGAAGCGACTCTTCTTGGACAAACCTGGTTTAACCAGTCCCAGACTCGTGGTGGTGATGGTGAGCTGACTTTGCGTAATGCAATGATGGGTCGTGTAATGGGAATGGATTTCTTTTCCAGTATTGCATTTCCCACCGAAGCATCCGCATATACTGTCGGTACGTATGTTGGAACTACCAACAACACCACCGCAACCAAAAATCTGATTGGTGACACTGAGTTGACTGTTGATGTTGCTGCAACTGCTTATACTCTTGTTGCTGGTGATCGTCTTGCAATTGCAGGTGTTCGCCGTCCCTTGAGAGTAAAAACATCCGTTGCTGATACTGGATCTGCTACAGGCACAGGTATTACTTCAATTGAGTTGATTGATCCCATCACTGAAATTATTCCCGATAATGCTGCAATTACTGTTCTTGCTTCTGGTAAAGCTGTTCAGCATCACGGCGTTATTCTTGATGATCGTTCTCTTGCTGTTGCTTTTCCCATGCTTGATCTTCCAGAAGATCGTGTTGCTGCAACTGCTTCCAATAACGGTATCAGTATCCGTATTGTGAAGGGGTATGATCTGAGTTCTAAGAAAACTACAATGTCTATGGATCTTCTTTGTGGTGCCTTTGCACTTGATCCCAGACGAATGACTCTTATTGGCGATAAGACTGCTTAATCCTTTTGGATAGAGTAATTTTTTAATTCTAAATAAAGGGAGATAAACAATATGAAGGTTTATAATGCAGAAGGAAAGTCCATGAATGCTGATAAGGATCAAATGGAAATACTTTTTGATTCAGGATGGACAACAACTAAACCAGAACCTGTGAAAGAAGAATCGGAATCTGTGGAATCTACTACCGCAAAACCGAAACTTGTAAAAAGGTCAGTCAAAAAGATAAGCAAATAAAGGTGAATAAATGGCTTTAATCTCAACATTGGGTGCTACAGATGCTAATAGTTATGTGACTCTCACAGAGGCAGATTTGTACTTTGCAGATCGTATGCATTCCTCAGCATGGGAAGCATTAACTGATGCAGTAAAAAGCCAGTTGTTGATCACCTCTTCACGTATGCTTGATTGGCATGTTAAATGGAAAGGTACAAAGTCTGACACTTCCCAGTCAATGCAGTGGCCTCGTGATTCAGTAATTCGTCCTGATGGCACTGAAATTGATGATGATGTTTTGCCACCTGAAGTTAAGATTGCTGTATATGAGCAAGCATTTGTAAATATTGCTTCTGATAGATTAGCTGATGATCCTTTAGCCGGAATAGGTCAATTACAAGTAAGTTCTCTTATGATTAAAGCTGGTCCTGAAAAACCGAATCAGACAACTAAAAAACCCGTCCCTGATCACATATACAGCATTTTATCTGATCTGTATATTCAGGGGCGTGGTTCTGTTGTGCGTCTGTTGAGGGCTTAATATGTCTCTTAGAAGCATATTTTTATCAGGAGTAGAAACTTGTTTCTCTGTTTTTAATGAAGCAGTTAAAACTGGAACTTTCTCTGTTGTTATTGATGATGGGTTTACTGCATCTTCTGCTGTTTCTGATTCAATTAGGTGTATATTTGAGGAATTTACAGAGAATGATGTTCAAACTCTTTCGTTTTCAGAATTGATTCAGCCTACTGATATTAAAGGACTATTACCATTTGTTGATTTGATTAATTGTAGTATGACTACTCAAGCTTCTATAATATTTGGAACTGAAAAATATACTGTAGAAGCCTTTGATATTGATCCAATGAATGTGATTTTTACCATTCTTTTAAGGAAGGTTTAATATGAAATTAAACGAATTTGTCCTTAAATTAAGTAAAACTGCATCGGGATCAGTTGTTAAAGCTAATGTTTCTCGTCTTTTATACAGAAAAGATACTGAATTGATTAATTTGTTGAAGGAGCATTCACCATACGACCCGAAACATAAAGATCCTCATTTTCGTGATCAATGGAAAGCATCAAGAAAGAAATATGGAAATTCAAAAGTTCTGGCTCAAATTATTGTTTCTAATAATACACCAAATTATGGACAATTTTTAGTAGCTGGTGCAGAACCTAATCAAGCTCCTTGGTATTATCCTGGAAGAGTTAGAAAAGGTAAGAAAAAAGGCCAATTTAAAAAAGGTACTGGAAAACTCAAAACAGCTCAAGGTAAAGTTTGGGCTGGTGGATTAGATCCAGGACATTCTAAAACAGTTGGTGGACCTATTATACAGGTTTTAACAAAATTTTCTGATAAATTAACACAAGAAGTATCTGATGAATTTGTTAAGGGGTTCATATGAATAATAGAGAAGATTCTTTACTGGAAATATACGAACGTATTAAAGAAAAAAGAATTTCTTTAGGGCTTACTTCTTTCAAAAGAACTCCCACTGAACCAATAATTGAAAAAGACATGCCTTGTTTATTTATGCTTGAGGGTCCAGATAATATAATAGATCGCTCTGGTAGAAGTAATATTGGATATCCTGTCAGAAGAGTTTTGGAAGTTACATTGGAATTAGTCACCACAAAAGATGTGGATATTAAATCTAAACTTAGAGATTTAAGAAAGGCTGTATTTACAGAGAGAGGTAGTAATCCTGCTGTATATAATCCCAGATTAGTTCCAACTGGACAAACTGGATTTATTCAGGAAAACAGAACTGATGGTCCCACAGGTTACGGACTACATGATGTTTTAGGTATGAGTCTTATATTAGATTTGATTTATACTGATGATATCTTATAAATAATATTTTGAATATATTAACCTAAATTTTAGGAGGATCTAAAAATGGCAAATGCGCCCAATACAGACAATTACACACTTGGAAAAGGAGTGGTATCTTTTAATCAGCTTGTCAATGGGGCATTCACTGGTGAACGTGATCTTGGAAATGCTCCTTCTTTTACATTCAGTATTGCACTGGAAAAACTTGAACATTACAGTTCACGTGGTGGATTGAAAGCAAAAGACAAAGAAATTATTTCTCAGATTACTCCCGCTGTCGCATTTACTCTTGATGAAGTAAATAAAGAGAATCTTGCGCTGCTTACACTCGGTGACACTACTACAGTGACTCAGACCATTGGATCTGTTGCTGCTGAAGCGGTAGTTGCGAATTTGGACAAACGTGTTCAGCTTGCTTATCGTGGGGTTGAAAGTTGGAATCTTCCCTACGATACAGGAACTGGTCTTTTTGTAGTGGGTGAGGTTGTAACTGGAGCAGGTGGTGCTGCTGGTATTGTTGTTGCAATTACAGGTGTTGAGGCTTCTGGAACATTGCATATCGCAAGAACCAATGCCACTGCATTCGTTGATGATGAAGTCATTACTGGTGATGCTTCTGGTGCTGCCGCTGTTAATTCTGCAACTGGTGGTTCTCTGTATGTCGGTACTCCTGCTGTTCTTGTTCAGGATGATGCAGATTCAACCACTTACACTGCTGGCACCGATTATATAATTGAACCCACGTTGAGTGATCATTCTATTGGACGTATCAAGTTCCTGTCCACTGGTGCAATTACTGAAGGTGAAACAGTTCATGTCACTTATGGACATGCTGCATTGACTTATACAAACATTTCCGCTTTTGCAAATACACAGACACTTGGTTTCCTCCGATTTGTTTCTGATAATCCCGCTGGTAATCAGCAGGAACTGGAAATTTGGAGTGTTTCCCTTACTCCTTCTGGTGATACTGCCATGATTGGAGACGATTGGAGCACCCTCGGGTTCACAGGAGAAATTTTGAAGGACGAGACAAATCATCCGTCTTCCCCATACATGAATATCATTATGGAACAAGCAAACTCGTAATGGTTGAGTTTACTGCTTAGTCCTTTAGTGACGTAACCCAAAATCCGGTGGGAAATTAAAAAAGAAAAAACCCACCGGATTTTTCAAAACTTATATAAAAGAAGGAAAGATAAATGAAAAAGCAAAAACTTAATTTAGATCTTGATGCATTATTCCCCGGTTCACCCCTCCAAATTGGTAATGAGTCTATCATTATTCGTCCAATGAATATTGCCCAACTTGCTCATATATCAAAAAAAATCTCTGGTCTTACTTCACTCCTTAATGAGAAAAAAATCACTATTGATAATTTTAATACTCCTGAAAATCTTTTCCAGCTTGCTGTTATTGCGTTGGATAATGTTCCAGATGTCCTTGAAGAAGCTGCCAATGTAGAAATAGAAACCCTCCAAAAACTTCCTCTTGAGATCATTGTGGAAATAGTTGAAAAAATTATTTCTGAGAATATGAAATCTAAGGAATCATTAGAAAAAAACTTCAAGAGCTTGATCAGCAAATTTCAGGAACCGGAAGTGCAGAAGACTCCGAAGAAATAGAAACTGATATTTCATTTGCAATTCAAACATTGGTTGCAAATGGGCATCACTGGTCAAGCATAAAAACATATACTTTGTCCGAAATAGGGTCTTTTTTTAATGTGGTGGTAATTCAAGATAGGAATAGAAAAGCTCAGAATATCGTAGATCTTTGGCAAGGTAATAATTTAACTTTAGAGGGAGTAATGGAGATTTTAGACTCTGTTTCATCTTCATCTTCTGATAAGAAAAAGATTGTTGAACCATCCAGAGAAGAAATAGATAAAGATTGGAGTAGATTAGCCTCTTTTATGTCAAAGCACAGGTAAATTCTGCTAAAAGGAAAAATGATATGTCTGATATTAATAAATCTGTAGAAATAGCATTAAAAATTACTGGTGCTGATCCAAAGCAGTTAACTCCTATTTTAGATGCTTTTACGGGTATATCAAAGGCAGTAGATGCTTCAAATACAAAAATTGCGGAATTTAAAAAGACATTAAGTAGTATTAAAGTTCCGGCGTCTTTGAATAATACTGTCAAGTCTTTTCAAGCTATTGAAAAAGTTAAATTGCCAAATTTTACTCCTTTTGTTAATAGCTTAACAAAATTAAGCAAGCTAACTCTTACCAATTTAACTCCTTTTGTTACACAGATTGCAAAGTTATCAGGCACAAAAATACCATCTTTGGTAGCTTTTCAGAACAGTCTTACAAAGTTATCCTCTACAAAACCTCCAGATTTAGCAAAATTATCTGAATCATTGAAAAAAATAACTGGAATTGGATCTACAGCCAATTTCAACTCTTTTGTAGTTTCCATGCAAAAGTTTAGTGCTATTAAAATTCCAAGTATTTCAGCTTTTGTAAAAAACCTTTCTTCTCTTAAATCCATTGATTTAACTTCTGCTGTTACTAATTTAAAGAACTTAAATAGTGAGATAGAGAAGCTTAACAAGACAGGCAGTCTATCAGCATTAAAAACTCTTGCAACTGACGCTAACGCATTAAAAATTGCTTTAGATAAGCTTCCTGAAGTATTGAATAAAACAAATCAAGCTATAGCAGGAACTAAGAAAGAATCAAAAGAAGCAAAAACTGGTTTTGATGCTTTTACAGAGTCACTTAAAGGTTTTGCTGGTAGAGCAAAAACAGTCTTGCAGTTTCGTGTTATATCTGATCTTTTGGTTAATTTAAAATTAAGTTTACAGACTGGTGCTACAGCTATTATTGATTATAGCCAAGCATTAAAAGATCTCCAGGCAATTACAGGAGCAACTGAGACAGAAATCGGCGCAATGGGCAAAACTATTTTGAGCATTGCATCTGATACAAAGTTTTCTGCTGATGAAGTTGCTAATGGTATGAAAGTAATAGGTCAAGCAGGTTTCTCTGCTTCTGAATCTATTAATACTATGTTGGCAGTTTCCAACCTTGCAACTGGTACATTATCAAGCATGACAACATCTGTTGATCTTGTTACTACTGCAATGAGAGTATTTAGAATTGATGCGTCTGAATCAGCAATGGTTTCTGATGTATTTGCTAATGCAGTAAATAAATCCAAGCTGACAGTCGATAAACTCCGTACTGCAATGAATTATGTTGGTCCAATTGCAAGAGATTCTGGAGTGAGTTTTAAAGAACTTGCTGCCGCAATGGGTACCCTTGCAAATTCTGGTTTACGTGCATCAACAATAGGTACCGGACTCAGACAAGTTCTTTCTGTATTGGTTTCTCCAACTGATGCTCTTTCTTCTGCTGCTGCAAATGCTGGTGTTGCACTTTCTGATTTAGATCCAACTACAAACAGTTTATCAAAA